GCTCGCTCCTTTTCCTCTTTATTAGGAAAGAATCGGTCCAAGACATCTCCAACTACGGGGAGAAGGCTGGGCAAAAGAGCAGCAATGGGCATTATTTAGAACCTCCGTTAAACATATCTCTAATTTTATTTGTGAACATCCACAAAGCACTGATCTGTTTTTCATGCACATCTATTTGCGCCCTGAGTCTAGTCGTCTCCACAAATGTATTTCTGGAAATAATATCATCGACATCTTTACGGAGTTCTTTGACGCTAGAAGAAAGTTTTACGGCTACAACAACCAGAGCTAACAGGCCCATCACCTGGTGCCAGTAGTCTCTGATTAACGAAAACCCTGATTCCATTAAGATCCATTGCCTATGATTTTTCGTGCATTATGACAGCAACCGCCGCCAAAGCGAGTGAGACCCAGATCCAGGACATCTGTGCAGTCAACACCCAACCACCTATCGCTGCGACACTTGCCGCTGCATAAGTAGACGGTTCTGTTAACCGTCCTTTTATCCAATGTTGTACTTCATTCATAGAAGTTCTCCTTAATCATATGTATAGGAAGTGCCGCGAAGTGCCTTCCCCCCACCTTTCTGGGTACCTTTGATTACGATACCTGTCTGAGTATTAGGTGTGGCTACAGTTTTTGGTCCGTTATAGGGGACAGTTCCTTGGTTGCCAATAACCTCTCCGTTAGCAATTTTGCCGACAGAAGGTTGGTTTCTTTTCGCAGCGGCCATGATTATCTCCTATTTTCCCGGTCTACGACAATAGTTTCTTTGGAGTTCTGTTTCAGAATTTCACGCTCGCGAGCAGCTTGAATACGAGCAGCGGCAATTTCTTCGGTAGAAGCAATGCGTTCTTTACCCAAGGACATTGTATTAGTGGCCTTTTGTTCATCCAAAGCCAAACGAGCCTGATCGACTGCCATCTCATTAGCATCGCGCTGCGCCCGAATCTGGAGATCCTGTTCCTTCAGGGCGATTAACGGATCTTGTTCCCCACCACCACTTATTTGGGCGCTCATGGCTTTTACTTCCTGCATTCCTTGAGAGATAAGTTCCGCCACCATTCCCTCAATTTGGAGAACCTGTTCTTCTGTGGGTTGCTGACCTTGAAGCTGTTGCTGCATCTGAGCTGCAACTTGTTCTTTGGATTTAACCGACACATGCTCCATAACATGCTTCTGAAGTGACATCACCACTTCCGGCATTGTTCCCACCATAGTAGACGAACCAAAAACAAGATGTGCCATTATATGAGCGTTATGGTTTTGTCCTTCAAAAACAACCAAAGGAATATTCTCTAGAGAATCTGAGTTTTCAAGAGCCGGGTCCTTCGCTACCGGATCACCTTCTTCGCTAGGTTTGAGAATCGCATCCACGTCTTTGACACCAATCGCTTTATACATGCGCCGGTATGCTTCATATAAATTATGAAGATCGGGGGCGGACTGGGCGAGTTCAAGTTCGGTTTGTGCGAGCGCGACTCTTTGCGCCATGGAGTAAATGTTCGGGTCAGATACAGGTACAACATCGACGCGGTCATCAAAATCCTCCGCTTTAACTGTACGTTCCGCACCCACTACATTGTAGGGATACTCAGGTGGAAGGTAATCAGCAAAAACATACGACAGAAGATAGAACTCTTCCTTCTGTGCATAATGCAGACGCTTGTGAATTGCGGACATAACTTTCGCACCCTGTTCAAGAAGTGCAATTGTTGTGCCCACCGCTGCCTGTTGGTTTCCATCCCCTACTTGCAAGTTGGATACGGCAGCAAACCTCTGACCAGCCTCTACACAAAAGCCCATCAGTTGAAATAATGTTTGATCCGCACCCTTGTACGGAAGCAGCATTAATGCATCCCGTATCACGCCTCCCGGTGCGTCTACATCTCTAAATTCTCCCGGCGACAGCGGCTCATCGTCGTTCCGTATACGGAGGCCCCGCGCCTTGAACCCTGCAGGGAGGTTGGACAAGGTCCCGGCGTCTATGAGCTGACGCAGTGCTGCCGTCGCCGTTCGACTCAGTCCCCCAATCATATGGATGAGACCAAGACCGTAAAACCCAAAACCCGGCAAAAATTTGAAATGAACAAAATACTGGCGTTTTCTTTTATCAGGATCGTCCTGCAGCCAGTTTCGTTTGATACTTAAAACCTTACCGTTGTTCTCAGAAATAGTGACAATATAAGGAAGTTTAATTTCTGTAGGCTCCCCGCCATTTCCCTTGTCTTCAAAACCTGGTATGTCCAGATATACGTGGCATTCCAATAAAGTGATATCGGTATCCAGATAAGTAGCCGATATACCGCTTATCTTGTCCATCTCTTCCTGTACGTTAGATGGGTCCGCTTGAGTCGCACTAACTTCTATATCCCTATAGAAACCTGCGACTTGTTTCTTGCGTAGTTCATTCTCGGTAATCTGAATAGCATGAGTTACGTTCTCGGCGGTTTCCAAATCCGTCGCCGTATAGGGAACTATAAGCTGTTCAGCAGGAACAAACTTACTTACCGCACGACACAGGAAATCATCGTAATACACCTTCTTGAAGGTAGAGCCAGCCAGCGGTAAATAAAACAGCATCTGGTCAAACTCAGGTGTGTACTCTTTCATTACACACGTAATCTGATAATTCATAAAGTGGCGGACGCGATCTGCCTGATCCTCTACTTCCGGTGTTATCTTGCCAATAATCTCTGTGCGTACCGGCCCTCCGGCAGGAAGCAGCTCGTTAAAAGCTTGCGCCTGAAACTGGGTTACTGCCTCAGCCAGAAGAGGATGCGTTACTCCGGTCGCTCCTCTGAAAGGCTCGGCCCTGTCTTCGTATTTAAAGCCCAGTAGTTCAAGTCCGGTACTATAGGCTTCCTCCCAATCCTTCCTGCCATTCTTGTTGGTCTCGTACTCATCTACAAGTTCGGAAGAAATCCTAGACATTTCCTGATCAGATAATAATTCCGCCAGATTTTCGTAAAAATCCCCGCTATCCTCCCGTTCTACACGCGGGTCAAAGTCAACAACTACCCCTCCGTCTTCTTCCATTTCAATGTTAAGTCCGGGACCTTCTACAATACCTTCTTCTTCTTCAAGGACAACTTCTGCATCTGCCCCCTCCCCTACATCTACAGGAGGAAGAGCGTTTTTCCGTTCAATAAGAGAAGCAGTTCCGAAATTGCTGCGTGGTAAATTAGGAGGTGCCATATTTACGCCATCCTTCTGCGAAAGCTTCCAAGTCCACCGCCCATGCGGTTATACCAGTCCTGATCCCGGTGCCTCTTTGCCAGCTCGCCCATGCTTTCGCCTTCTTCCCGGACACTCATGTGGCCATACCGGGGAAGCTCACCGGCCACCGTTCCACGGGAAGCATAGCCGCCGTTGGCATAGCCGTGCATCCGTTTCCATCTTTCCTGCATCGTCTCGCCAGCCTGACGGACAGACAAATCGCCCCGGCGTCCCAGCTCACCGGCCATCGTACCACGGCCCACGTGTCCACCGGCTTGAAATTGTGGATAAGGCATATCCATTCCTGCACCCACAGGAGCGGGAGGCGCTATTACTCGCTCTGTTTGCGTAGTAATTTGGTTCGCAGTAGGTGGGGGATTCACCAATTCTTGAGCAACTAAATTTTGAACAATACCGGCCACCCTGGGATCAAGGCCCCTTGCGAAAAAAACCTCTGGATTAGCATTCACAAGATTAACTACATCTGTCATCTGATTATTAGTAAATAAATTATTAAACTGAGAGATTACGTTACCGATGTAGTCATCTTCCACGCCTTTTGGCCCTGTTCCGGTTGAGTAACGTAAAGGCCTAAATCCTAGTCCGGGCATAACGGCCCCTCCTTCGTTAGCAAATACAGTTGGCACTTCTACTCCCGTATCCGGAGTAAAGGCGAAAGGGTCCAAAGACAAGTTTGCCAATGGAGACGATCCTGCCAGAGTAGACAGGTTAGCGGAAACCGGAGCAGAAACCGGAGCAGAAACTACTTCTTGAACCACCAAATCCGGATACCGTGGTTCTCCTTTGGATTCCCTGAGATTAGCCCGTGCCTCTTCGGTAGAAAGGTATCCTCTAGGCGTTAGGCCCTGCACCATCCCTGGATGGTAGCTCCCTACAGGAAGAAGATTCCGTCTTTGCAACTCCGAATGAAGTACAGCATCTTGCTGTATTGCCGGATGTCTGGCGTAAAGCCTAGCACGAGTCATGGCATCCATAGAGCGGATTGCACGGCGCTGAGAAGCAGGATCTAATCCCGACAGTGGCGACATGAACATTATGCTTTCCTCGCCTTCTTCTTATTCTTAAAATACAACACCTGACGCTCCCGGTTTTCCGCACCCTTGCGGGTAGGGTAGCA